AGCGCCTGCAGATCCAATTTGATTACGAAGATCGCGCTAAGCAAATTGCAGAGCTGAAAAACGAAGAGCAGCGCATTAACTTAGCTCAGCTAAACGATGAGATTCGCAGGCTGGAAATCATAAAGCTTCAAACCGAAGCACTTAAAAAGCAGGCTAAAGAAGCTGAAAAGTTATTCAAGAAGGCTTTAGGCAAAGCTGAATTTGGCGTAGCAGGTCAAGATACAGTTGCTGGCGGCTTGACCGATGCAATCAGCAAGCTTAAAGAAGAGCTAAACCCAGTCAAACTTGCGATTGACTCAATCGTTAATGGCGCTACTGCTATTGGCGATGCTTTTAGCACTGCTTTTGGCGAAGTCATAACTGGTGCCAAATCTACGCAAGAAGCGTTGGCTGATGCCTTTAAGAAAATTGGCGATGCGTTTATCAGCATGGCAGTTGAAATCATTGCCAAGCAGATGACACTGATTATTCTGCAGACCATCCTTAATGCTTTAAGTGGCGGCAGCACACTTGGCACTGCAAATAAGAACTTGAGTGGCACGGGGGCATTGTCACCTAAAAAGCTATTTCCTGGTGGCGTATTTGCCGAAGGCGGCTTCGTCACCGGACCAACCAATGCACTGATCGGCGAAGGTGGTGAGTCCGAATATGTGCTGCCTAGCAGCAAAATGCGCACCGCCATGGCGCGGTACTCAGCCGGTGCTCGCGGCCCTGGCGTGATTCCTGGCAATTCGACGGAACCAGTGGCTGCAGGCGGCGTGGCCACGATGGAACCAATCGACGTGCGCTACAGCGTGGAACGCATCAACTCTGTCGATTACGTCACCGCCGATCAGTTCCAGGCTGGTATGCGGCAAGCAGCGCAGCAAGGTGCGCAACAAGGTGAACGCCGCGCATTGACTACATTGCGGCAAAATACGTCACAACGCAAAAGGATTGGCATCTGATGGCAGACGCACTCGCTTACGGCCAATACATCACCTTGCGCAACCGCGATCAAACGCAAGGCTATAACTTCCAAAACTACTGGGTCGATGAAAGCGCACCTTTTTTAGATGTAAACACCGGAGAGGAGTACATCTATGAGTTTTTGCCGTTTGCCTTCAGTGGCATGGTAGTTACGAAGTCGGGCGACAACCAGCCAGCAACACTGGCGTTTCCCAATAACAGCCTCAGTCGCGGCTGGGCAGAAACTGCGGCGTTAGAAGGCTGGATCGCCAATGTGCGTACTGTAATTGTTGATCCTGACAACAAAGCAAATTACACATTACTGATGCGATACGTTGCGCAGGTTGTTTCAGCATCTTGGGATAGCACGGCAATGCAACTGCAAATGGCATCTGTGCTGGATGCAGCTGGTGCTGATGTACCGCGCAAAAAGCTAACGCAGCAACTTGTTGGCCATCTGCCATTAACGTCAAACGTTCGCGTCGCGTGATCGACTTAATAGGCAGACCATACCGCTGGGGCGCTGATGGCAGCGATCCCGATGGCGCACTGGACTGCATACACCTTGTTTTTGCGGTGCTGGATCGCCTTGGTTTGCCGCATCCTGCCTGTAAAGCAGAATGGTATGAAGGTAAGTCGTTTGCCCGCGATTTACTAATGTGGTGCCGCAGGGTTGACCTGGCCGCCTACGATGGTGACGTGCTACTGCTACCGCAAGAAACTACAGCATTTGCGGTCTACTGGGAAAACGGATGCCTCTACATCAACCAGCATTTGAAGGCGGTGGCATGGTGCCCTATCGGCGCAGTGCGGAGCTGCCGCTGCTTCCGTTTGAGAAGCGTCTGATTCATGAGCTTGGTTGCACTGAGGACGAATACCGAGCCTTTTCTGAACAGGTCCGCAAGCATCCATATATCAGGCCGGCGGAATATGCGCATGTGCCGGATGCGCGAGCTGAAACGGCCACTATTATCGCAGTTGTCAGCCTTGTCATCGGCCTGGCATCAACTGCCGCATCATTCCTGCTCGCGCCAAAACCGCAACAGCCAAGAGAATCAGACGCCAAAAACAAACAACTCGCAAGCCGTAAAGGCCGAGATGTTTTTACGCCTACTTCAGGCTTTGACAGCGTACAAGACCTAGCAAGCTATGGCACGACTGTGCCGATTGTTTTCACAAGACGCGAAACACTGATTGACGACAACGACACCAAGTTCTACAGCGGCGGGGTTTTAATTTCGCCAGCAATGGCTTGGTCTCGGATTAAGAGCTTCGGAAACTATCAAATCGCGGAGATAGTTGCAATCGCCGGACAGGGCTACATGGAGCGCCCTGATCTTGCAGGAATCTTTCTTGGCACCAATGCCTTGGATGCGCTGTATAACGCTTACTTTGATTTTTACTGGAATGCTGGCGTTCAAAACGTACCAGAAGGCAGCCGCCTGCAAATGCGGCATTTGCGTTACGGCAGCTTGAGTATTGATGACGGCAAGGGTCCAGCTGAAAATGCTTTTTACGCGCCAACCAAGAACGGCGCTAACGAGGAAGCATTTAGCGGTGCGATGACGCCATCATCGCAAACACGTTTCGGTGTATTTGCAGGCATCCCCAACGGCACACCAATCAGGCCGGATTGGGAAGTGCATTCGATCATTAAAGATTACTTTGATGGCGATGATTTCCTTGAGGCAGGCAAGACCGCATACAACAATCAAAAGAAATACGTCGATCCATACACCGCGATTGATCACCCCTTTGGTGGTGGTGGAACTTATGAAAAGCGTCGGCGCCTTAATGGCGGAATGCCTGGCACCGGGAGAAATTACTGCCGTCGTGTCGGCATCACAAGCTGCAATGGCGTAAGCATTGAGCACACAGTACGCAGCATCAGCAAAAACGGCAAAACGGCTAACGCATTCGAGAACTTAACAAGCACTGTTGTTGTAAACGTAGGTGATGAGCTTGTCGTAACGCTCGGCATCGGCCGGCAAGATCCAAAATTCTTGGAAGGCGACGCAGAGGGCGTTACTTATCCCACCTTGGATGATGTGCGCTCCAGTGTTGATGGTGAGCTGCGACGCTTTGATTCGCAGCTGCGCCTTGGTGCGACATTCATGATTGGTCGGACGATTTGGCAAGTCACTGCAAGGCCAACAGAAGCGTATGATCCCAAAAGACGCGCTCATCGTGAAAGCGGTTACAGCATTACGCTGCGCTGTATTGATGCTTATGGCGAAGATGGCGTGCGACGTGTCGGCATCGTGGCACCCGCTGCTATTCGGCGCGACAACTACTTGCCTTATGCGGACATCGAAGAAAGTTTTTATCCAATTACGCAGTACGAAATCGGCAGCATTCAAAATACACGCCGATGTGATGTAACCGAGATCGGCATCAAATCCCAAGTGTGGTGCCGGTTTAACAACATTACTAATTTCAACACGCTGAAGACGGCCGGCCAAATGGCACGGGCCAACAAAGATAACGTCGTCTTGCGTGAAGGCAAGATGACAAAATACGCGGAGCGGGTTTCATTCTTTGCTGTTGACGTTCGCCCAACAAACACTGATGCAGTACTGGACAGGACACGCAACAGAGGTTGGATCAACCTTGGTCCATACGTGTTTGCGGTGCTTGGCGACAGTCCTGTTGATCTGTTTTCGTTTATCCGCATTACACACCCCAACCGATCACAGCTTGAATTTCAGCTGCGCCCGATTCCCAGTGCCGTATTTGCACAGCAAAGCGGCGGCGGGACTGCGTTTGCCCTTGACGGAAGAACCCCTTACGTCGATTGGATCAGCGACAACTACATCGGCACCTTCCGCATCGGAGCGCGTGGGCACTTTATTGAAGTCAAAGACTATTTCACCCATTCTGAGATGGCGGCCAAGCCTGGCCTGCTGGAAGATTTTGTTTACGGCGAATGGATTGCAAGTGGTGTCACTGGTGTTACGCGCATCAATGTAGTCTCTAGGACAACTAACTCATACATCAACGCCGGTGATTCCGCTTCTATCTATCAGATCAGCAATATCCTTTCAAACGCCCTTGGTACAGACCCGTATCACGCAAACCTATCTGCGGGTGAAACTGCACAGCTTCAAAATTGGGTGTACGACGATGGTACGCGCTCGGTCAATATGACGCTGCATCTCAGGGTGTTTGAAGACAGACCTTGGTACACAGTAAAAAACAAATGGTGGCAAGTTGACTTTGTTGAAGTTACGTCAAGCACTGGCAATTGGAGTGATGGCGAATCTTTCAACAAAGCATCGCAGTCGGCAGACGGCACGCTTTACTACTTTGTCTATGAGGTACAGGTCGGTAGCGGCTATGTAGAAAATGATTTGTCGTATGGCGCTACGCGACTGTTTGAGAAATACAGCAAGATTGCAGAGGTTTCGCATTACGGCGATCTAGTCACACGCAGCTGCGACAGTGGCCCCGAGCATGAAGTGGTCTACGTCAATGAATGCTTATCCGAAGATCCAATACCGTCATACGCCAACTGCGCTGTAACTGGCCTCAAATTGCGCTCTAGCGATAATTTCACACGGCTAGACCAATTGCGTTGCTACATCAAGGAAGGCATCCATGTAGAGCGACTGACAGACGGGGGCACCGGAGCCAGCAATCTTCTAACCGATCTGTTCTGGTATCTAGTTACCAATACAGATACAGGTGCTGGATCCATTATGGACTCCAGCTTGGTGGACCGTGACGCACTTGTTGAGACAGGCAGGTATCTGAAGGCTAATCAGCTGTTCTTTGATGACGCGATTGCAGAGCCGATCAATTTGCGTTCGTGGTTGAGCCAGATTGCTCCATCAGTGCTGTGCTACACCTCCATCAAAAATGGCAGGTTATCGCTGGAGCCGGCCCTGCCCTACGACGGCAACTACGAGATAGACGCCAATACACCAATCGCCATCAGCGCAATGTTTACCGACGGCAATATCATCGACGAATCGTTAAAGATTGACTGGCTAGAGCTTGAAGACCGCAAACTATTTCAGGCTGCAGTTATTTACACATGGAGCGGCTTGAACAAGGTTCCAGAACAGCAAACCTTGATTGTGCGTTACAGCACGCCTGACGCTAGCAGTTTGCCGCTTGAGGAATTTAGCCTGCCGCATATTACGACACCACAGCACGCGCTTCTAGCCGCCCGATATTTCTTGGCTGTCCGCAAGCATGTAACACATACGATTACATTTCAAACCCTGCCGTGGGGCCTTGATCTTGCGCCTGGTAGCTATATCAGGGTTTCAAGTGAGCTAAGCCCTTACAACCCCACGAACAATGGCATAGTCAAGGCAGACGGTACAGTTATCTCTGCAGTGCCACTAACTGATGGCACTTACGCAGTGCATTACTGGGAGCGCAGCCAAACGGAAGTTGAAACCGGCCAACTAGTGATCACCAACGGCAAAGCACAAAATATGCGCGACTCTGTTTTCTCCGTGTATAACGCAAACCAGCTAAGCAGCGTTTACATGATTGAAGCGCTGGACATCAACGAGGATGGTATCGTCACGATCAAAGCAAGCAATTTTCCAGTAGACGCAGACCGGCGCAGCCTCATCGCACGGGATACAGTAGATGCAGATTCGGCTTTTGAGTTCGTCGGGGGGCAAGCGCTGTAATGGCCTATCCATCACTGCAGCCAACAGGCCGCCGTTTTGATGCTGGCGACTATCCGTACAAGACCTTCCAATCGCAAAGCGGCAAGGAGGTGCGGATTCTTTACGGAGACAAGCGCACCGGCATGACGCTTGATCTGCAATACGACAACATCACCGACACCGAAGCCGATGATTTTGTCGCCCATTACGACGAAGTGAAGGGCGGCTTCACAGCGTTTACGCTTCCCGCTGCGTTCCGCACTGGCTGGAGCGGTGATGCCGCTGCGATTGATGCAGCAACCGGCAACCAATGGCGGTACAGCGACCCGCCGAGTATTGCGTCAGTGCGGCCTGGTATTAGCAGCGTTACAGTAAGACTGGTGGGTGTGCTCTGATGGCCAAGGTTTACACAGGCCGTGATGGCCGCCTTTTGATTGACGGCACTGAGCAGATCAAGGTCAGTAACTGGAGTCTGACCGGATCGCTTGAAGTGCTGGAAACCACCACGCTTGGCGAGTCGCAACGAACCTACACGCCTGGCGTGCAAGAGTTTAACGGCAACGCAACGCTGCTGTACTACAAAGACAATGACGGCCGCAATGACGCGGCAACAGCACTCAAGAAAGTGCTGCGCATTGATGGCGTATCTGGTGGCGATACGGTAACTATGCGGCTGCGCTTGGTTGATGGCACTAGCAATAGCGATGTGCAGCTAACTGCGTATATCACTAGCGTCAGCTTTGGCGCCAGCGTTGGCGAAGTCAGCTCTGCGCAGATCAGCTTCCAAGGCACTGGTGCGTTGACTGAGGTGACGATCTAATGGGCGTTTACCTTGGCAACATCGGCAACGTAGAGCTGGCAAGGCGGTCTATTGAGGACGGCCTAACAAGTATCGTCAATCCATCAGACGTAAACGCAAGCCGCAATCGGTTTAGCTTTGATTTTGATGAAGGCTGCTTGATCAGCGGTGATTTCATTGAGATCTCCAGCACAGACGGCACAACGCTTGATTTTGTTGACGCAAGCGGCTGGAGCGATAACACCGTCTACGGAAGCGGAAATTGGTTCATTTTTATTGATGAACTAGGCGGCATTCGTCTGTACGACAATTTTGACGACAGCCTTGAAGGCAGCACTGCAGGTCTAGTGCCACTTGCTGCAATTGCACGCGACATTCCAATTCAAGTTACTGTTCGAGATCGTGGCAGCAGGTTGCTTGCCTGCGTGACTGATTACGAACTAAATACAAACCGCGAGACGGTTGATGTCACTGCACTGAGCGACCGCTACAGGCAGCAATACAGCAGCTTGATCACAGGCTCGGGTCGTATCACAGCGCAGTGGGATTACGTCAACGAGGCCGGCCAAGAGCCAGTGCATTACTTGATGCAGCTGGTTTTGCGTACTGAAATAGGTTCTGGGCTGCATATGAAGTTGTATGTCAAAAGCGCGGATACTGACGCATCGGGCGGACCTTTTTCTGCAACGCAGCTGAATGATGCGCTGTGGTGGGAGTTTGACGCGCTGATCACGAACAGTGCTACCAGCTTTGCGCCAGGCAACATCATTGTGTCCACAATCGACTTTGTGGCTACTGGCGCGATCAAACTTCGAGCGCGGACGACAACCCAAAGTCGGTTGCTGCAAGAAGCTGGAGACCCAATTTTGCTGGAGCAAGGCGGGTACTTGCTGTTGGAAGGCGAGGACGCCGCCTAAGATGGTTGCAATGAGGTAGCACGCACAATGGCCGACCTGCGGATCAGCGAACTACAAACGCTTGCAGGCGCCAACCTTGCAGCGGGCGACTACATGCCGTTGGCGGACGTTAGCGCTAGCGAGTCTCGCAAAATCACCGTTACAGATTTTCTCGGCAATGCCGTAACGCTGCTGGCGGATGACACCATCCCAAGCGGCAAGATTTTGTTTGGGTCAGGCACAATTCCTGGCACGGCACTAGAGACTGGCACTGTACCAACCGGCGCATTAGCTGCCAATGCGGTCAGTGCAAGCAAACTGGCGGATCGTTCAACCGTCAACCTCGTTTCAGCGCTTCCGGCGTCTGGATCGTTCATTGGCCAGCTGGCGCTTGATGTAAGCGGTAGCACTGTTTACTGCTGGGATGGGTCGCAGTGGCTGTCCATCAAAGCCGCTGGTTCTGTTAATACAGTCATTGGCGATAGCGGCGGAATCGTCAATATCAGTATCAACCAAGTAGGCGATAGCGTCACGATCAGCACCACGCTGGATGACACCACTGCAGCAGGGCAATTCCTTGCTGGTCCTAGTGGCAGCGCAGGTGCCGCAAGCTACCGCACCATTGCACCAGCTGATCTGCCAACTGCTGCGACTGGCGCAAAAGGCGCCGTTCAGGTCAACGGCAATGGCCTTGCGATGAACGGTGATCGTATTGAAGTTGACAATACGGTTGCTGCAAATACTGCTGCGTATCATGTCACCCAATATGACGCAAATGGCCTGATTACCGCAGGTCGCGCAATCACCGGCGCAGATCTTCCGGCGGCAACTGCCAGCACGCTCG